GGCCGGTCGCATGATCTTGTTCTGCACGAAGAACTGGTACGCCTCGGCGCGGCTCTTGATGTCGCCGCGGAGCAAGCCACTCGTGCTGAGCTTGAGGAACGATTCGCCCGGCATCAGGCGGTCATAGCCACCCTCGATACGCTCCACGTAGGAACGGATCGTGTACTTTTCGAAGTCGATCGACTGGGCCTCGACCGAGGCGTACGCCATCGATCCCGGATCCGTCACGCCGATCAGGTAGGGCGGGACCCGGTACAGGCCGGATGCCTCGAGCTTGGCCATCTTGTGAAGCTCGACAAGCTGCATCTCCTGGAAGTTGCGCTGCGGGACGTCCCACTTGGCACCATTCGCGAAGATGCCCGGCTTGCCCGCGTTTGCCACGCCGGCGTACTGCTGGTTGATCTCTGCGCGGAGCTGGTCGAGCGTGTCCTGCGACGCCGGACCGGGAAGTAGCATCTGGCCGGACAGGAAGATCCCCTGATTGAAGACGCGCTCGGTGAACTTCTCGGCGGCTTTCTTCATGGCGAACGTCGTCCCGGCCTCCTGGACCGGCGACATGCCGCGCAACTCGCCCGGCCGGCGGGAATGTGGGATGTGGATCATCTGGTCCGGGCCGACGGTCTCCTGGCCACCATCGAGCCGCATCTCGTATCGCGCCCGCTTGCGCATCACCACACGCGTCGGATTGACGACGTACAGCTCGACCGGGTCGTACACATCCGGCAGGACCAGGGTGAACATATTGCCGTCGAGACAATCCGACCACATGAGTTGGCTGAGGTGATCGATCCAAGTGACAGACGGATCCAGCGGGAGCGGCTTGCGCAGCCAAGTGGGGTCGGGGAGCGATACCCGGTTGTCGCCCTGTCGCTCGTAGGCGTGGGTCGGAAGCGTCGAAACCGTGTCGGCGAGAAGGCTCACACAGGAGTAGATCGCCGCGATCCGGACGGCCTCGTCCTGGCTGACGCTGCCACCACCATAGGCCCACGGCATCGACGACAGCGGGGGGACACCATCCTGGTAGAACTGGTCCCGGCGGAACAGACCGCCGCCCAGGACCGCACGGAGCACACTCACGAGAGCAGCTCGTGCGATTCGCGGAGGCCGATCAGGCCGAGGACCGCGACACCGAGACGGATGTCCGTCGCGAACGCGGCGGCGGCGACGAGCAGGTAGCTGACCGCCTCGACGGCGAGCGGGACGAAGCGGGCCATCGGGACCTCATCTGACAGTGGCGAAGTACGGGCCGGGGTCCGGCGCGGCCTCGGCCATCGTCATGGCCGCTTCGTAGGCGAGGATGTCGGCGACGGCCCGGTGGATCGGCGCGGCGTCGGACCCGCGAGCGATGACGTACATCGTTCGGTCCGTCTCGACCTCGGCTAGGCGGACCTTCTTCTTCTGGGCGGCGAGGACCTCGGCGTTGGTGGTCGGGTCGTCGTCGTGCGTGTGGGTGCCCTCGCGCAGGGCGGTCAGCCACCGGTCTGTCGCCGGGGCGAACCGGGTCGCCTGGTCAGCGTCGAGTCCCAGGACCACCGGCTTGTCGTTCGCATCCTTCCCGAAGTCGGCCTGCCACGTCTCGAGCTCGGTTCGCCAGTTGCGCGGATCCCCGAACATGCGGCCGACCCGGTACGTCGTGCGGGCGGACTCGACCGCGGCGATCGCGTCGGCCCGCGTCCCGGACTCCGGCGTCAGGTCGAAGCCGTAGCCCTCGCGGGTGCAGCCCCGGAGCGCGCCGCCGGCGAAGCCCAGGCCGATCGTGGTCCCGGCAGGCGGGATACCCAGCGACCTGGCCAGGTCGCCCCAGACCTCGGGGTCGACCGCATGGCCGGCGCCGGCGACCAGCTCGTTCCCGTAGAAGCGACGGGCCTGCGCGGGATCGTGCTCGAAGACGCGGGCTGCCTCGGGCTCGATGCTGTCCAGGTCCACATGGCCGCCGTTCTCCCGAAGCGTGTCGGGCGGGTAGACGTGGCGGTGGATCTTGCGGCGCTCGGCCTTGTTGCCGTAGCTGAGCGTCCGCGGCGGCGGGCGGTATTGGCGGTAGATGTCGATCGCGGTCGACTCGTATTCACGCTGGGCAACGCTGTGCTCGGACGGGTCCCAGCCGTTCGTCGTCAGGCTGGCCCGACCGCCCATCTTGGACAGGCCGCGATACTGGGTGTCAGCCAGCTTGACCATCTTGTTGGCCGCGGTCCAGATGCCGAGCTCGTCCTGCGGGACGAACGTCACGCGCTGGCCCAGGCGGCTCTGGTTGGAGCTGGTGACCGTGTCGATGCGCCCACCACCGGGGAGGCGGATGAACGCTTCGCCGGTGTGCGGGATCAGGTCCGACAGCGGGCCGTCATCGATCATCGGCCGGAGCGCGTCGTACGTGTTGTCGGTGCTCTCGAGACTGAACGCGGTGATCTGGATCAAAGGCGTCGGCCAGCGCATCCCGCGCGGCTCACCCGGTTCGTAGGCGTATTCCCAGCCGCACCGGCAGCCATGCTCGGCGCAGACGTAGCCCTCGTCCTGGCCAGCGAACCCGGCGAAGAGCGCGGGGCCGACGCCCTCGAGCGTGACCTGGGTCGCGATCAACGGGTTCTTGCCGAGGCCCTGCGGTCCGACCAGCAGGCCGCGGCCGTAGACGAACGCTGGCGCCAGGACGGGGGCGGACGGAACCCAGGGGGCGTCGCCTTTGACGAGGTAGAAGTTGCGCAGGTACTCGCCCTGGTAGTCGTACAGGCGGAACGGGCGGCCCTTGTTGAACCCGTCCGGGACGATGCAGTGGCGCTCGATCCACTCGAGGCACACCCACATGGGCCGTGACTCAGGAGGCTGCGCCGCCGTCGATCGTCTTGAAACGCGCCCTCGCGCTGGTGCGGACAGGGTCATCGGCCTTCGTCACCTTCGGGGCGGGGGAGTCGGAGTCGATCACCCAGCCGCGGCGCGACAGCCCGGCGGCGCTGAGGCCGAGGTTCTCCATGAGCTGCTTGATGAGCGTGCCGTCCGACGTCTTGGCGTCCGGGCCCTCGAACCGAGCCAGGCTGCGGACGTAGACCGCGACCTCGACACTCAGTTGGAGCCGCTGCCACTCGACGGCCTGCGGCGTGCGCCAGGCAGCGGCCCACAGGACGTCCTCGCGCTTCGTCGACTCGGTCAGGGGCCAGACGGGCGGGCGGCCCTTGCGGCCACTGGCGGGCAGGTGGACGGTCTCGGCCGCATCGCCGGGTCGATCGCGGCGGAGGGCATTCGGATCGCGGAGCGGACCGCTGGCGGCGTGGCCACCCTTCATCGTGATGCCTCCAGCGGGTCATAGCGTGCCCCGCGACCGGTGTTGCAGAACGAGCAGCTGGCACGGAGGTTCACCGGGTCCAGGCGGGCGCCGCCTCGGGATAGCGGGACGATGTGATCTACGGCCGTCGCCACGCCGGTACACCCCGCGCGGCGGAGCTGGCAGCGGTAGTCGTCACGACTGAGAACGAACCTGCGGACGCCTCGCCAGGCGGCGTCGTTGTAACCGCGCTGGGAGCTGGTCCCGCGCTTGCGATCGACGGCTCGGACGTGGATCGGACATCGCGGACCGTCAGCGACCTCATCGCAGCCGGGCTCGGTGCAGAGTCGGAGCAGCGCCACAGGAGGTCCTCGTGGCGGGACTCGGCCGCGGAGTGCATGGCTTCACCCGGAGAAGGGGATGCAGCGGCGAAGGGGGCGCGTGACGCGCAGGCCAGCGGATCAGGCTGGCGGCGTCCGGGCTGGCCGGACGGGTATCGGTTCGCTGGCGGGAAGATACGCCTGTCGATTCTCGCCTGTCAAGACGCCGCGTGAGAAATCGTCAGCGGCGCGGCACGATGATCCGACCGCCCGCGGTCTTGGCCCGCTCGGCGCGCAGGCTGTGCATCAGGCTCGTCAGCATCCAGCCAACCGCCTCGGCGAGCTCGCTGTCGCTCATGTCGGCCGGGAACGTCACCGCGAAGGGGCGGCCGGTGCTGCTGATCGTGACCTGGGCCTGCGCCATCGCGGCGGCCTGCGACTCCGCGGTCGCCTCGATGGCGGCCGCGATGGGATCGTCGGGCTTGCCGTTGCCGATCATCCCTGCGCCTCTTCGTCCTGAGCCCA